AGATTCGTCGAGACATCAGCAGTATCAGATACAAGCGGCCGCATCCACATGTACTCCAGCTGGTCCATTATTGTGTTATCAGTAATCGCCCCTTGATGGTCGAGGAGCATGATACGCTCTTCACCATTTACATCTTGTGTGAAAATCTTATCAAAACTCACTAGCAAGTCTGCTAGCGGTATGGTGTCATCAGCTGGATTCTTGTTCATATTCATTGCAGCCAGCTTCTGCCCTGTCTCGCCGACAGCTTCCTCCAGCGAGACCACACCTACTTTGTCACAGCTCGTCGCAAGCACATTCAGGATTTCCTCTCTGAACATCGTAGACTTCCCGCAGCCAGTCCCGCTTATGAACAAGACTATCTCGCCGCCGCGCTTGCCCTTGATCTTTTTGTTCAGATCGCCTAAGCAAGCTGCATACGGGTGGGATGGCGTGTTGGCACGTTCGATAATTGCCTTGCGGACAGCGTCACGACCTACAACACCTGCAGGGGATCTCTCTTGCGCGTTGAACATCGCCGCTATCAATGACTTCGCGCCGTCTTTCTGAAGCAGCTGGTCATTGATGTCGTTCTCTGCGATATCCATAACACGGCACTTATCATAGCCGATTATACGCAGTATCTGCTTGAGAGCCTTCTGGCCGGCTTCATCGTTGTCCATGAAGACGACAACTTCTGTGAATGAGCGTAGCCACTCACGTTGCTCGATGACGGCTTCCAGGTCAGCTGAGGAGGTCAAGCCTACAACAGGAAACATCTTGCCGGAATGGTCAAGGTTGGCCTGCTGCATTGCCAAGGCATCTGTCTCGCCCTCCACGAGAACCACACGGCGGCCGCCTTTCTCAAACTTGTCCTGACCAAACAGCATCCTGGATTTTGTACCGACCCAGTAGAAGCTTTTAGGGTCGCAAATGCGGATCTTGTAGCTAGCCTCCTTTCCGTACGGGTACACGTGATGAGTGATGTTGTCGCCCTGCATGACACAGCGCACACCATAAAACTCGCAGACCTCGCGAGTTATATCACGTTCCGGAAAACCCCGATGGGGCAGGTCTTTTATATAGTCGCGAGTGAACTTTGTCGGCGCCTGCGCGGGACGACTCAGCGAAGGTGTTGCGTACAGCCGCCCTGCACTGACAACGGCCTTCGCGAAACTTCTGCCGCACGAGTAACACTTCGCGCCACCGTCTTCGTAGATCTGCATGGCATCTGAGCTACCGCAGCGCTCTACATCTAAACACGGCTGGTTGTGCTTGATGATCTTACCCATGTATCCTCTCGTACACCATATCTAGGTGTTCGCGATGCCGCGCTGTGGGCGGCGTCTTGACCTTCCACCCCACACTCTCAATACCACGGTTGTACCAGTAGTTGCTCTCCAAGGCTTTCACCTGGAATAGTGACCACGATTCGGCGTAAGCCAAGTCACCACGATTGGCGTACTCTTCGATACAGATGAACTCAAACTCGCTTTTCGGGCGATGCTGAAACAGCAATTTGAGTGTATTCGAAGAGGAGCAATAGGTCTTCCAGTCAGATGGCACTTTACGCGCCTGCTGCATGGAGTGGTAGTTCTTCTTACCAATATAGCCCATACCCATGACTAAATCGATTATCGCGTAAACGAAACCTGCATGTTTATCAGGCCGCATCGTCTCGGGGAAAATCCAATGTCCGTTAGGCTTGATGGTAGGAAGAACAATGGGGGTGTGAGGTGGAAGTTCGATCATCTTAATGCTTGCACTACAGGCCAGGCGTCGCAAGAGAAGTAGTCTGTCGGATGCCTGAGGATGTGGATCAGTTTGCCGTTGAATTGAAGCTGCTCATACCAATCACCAGGGTGTGCGGACATGTAGGCTTCGACAGTCGCTTCCTGATACTCTTCCAGAGTTTCACATCTGTCAAGAAACTTGGCTGCCTTGACCTTTCCCACGCCTCTAGCACCTGGAATGTTATCCGTAGAATCCCCCATAATCAGTTGTGTGAAATAGTGATTCATCGCCGATTCGATGTTCACATCATACATAACGTTCTGCCTGTAGTTGAAATGGCGTCCCGCTATGCAGTTCAAATCCTTGTCTAGGTGGGCCACTACATAGTCGACACCCGCGTCTTTTGCGGAGTGCGCCCATATCCGTACAAGGTCGTCGGCCTCAAAGCCATCAGAAGGCGTTGCCCAGCCTTGCGCGATAGCCTCACCTATCGTGATCTTTGCAAGATCGGACAGGATCGTCTTGTTCTCGGCACGCTTACGCTTATAATCAGGGTGGATTGCATACCTGAAGTTGTCTGCCCCGCCCACCGCTATCTTGACCTCAGGGCCAAAAAGCCTGTCGTGCATTTCATCTATTCGACGACGGACGCGTTCCAGCCCCTTCGCGATGACTTCGTCAGTAATCTCTTCGGGGATTACGCTCTGCCCTACATAGTGCACAGGCGCAAAGCCGTATCGAGGCTTTTCGGGGATGCTATAAGCATCGTAAAATAGTGAATCGGCATCAATTAGGAGTTGCACGGGACACCTCTTCAAGTAACTCGCAGGCCTCCTCGGACAGCACCCCTGCGTTTACAGAGTGCCTTGCGTAGTCTGCCGTGCGAAGGATCTTTGCGGCCATCCCTACAGGGTCTCGGGCGTTTTGCGGTAATGGGCAGCCGATCCTTGCCAGCAGCCACTTTATGCCTTCCGCGTCCACCGTCTCGTTGTAAAATTTCTCGAGATTTGTTTTGCCAGACACAGGGCATCTGTTCTGCACACCAAATCTCCGCATCTTGCACACCTCCTGCAACTGCTCTGCCAGTTCTTCGGCAAGACAATTCAGCAGGTAGCTCTCAAGCTCCGAGGTAATCGTAGTTGACTGGTCCATATACAGGTTTCAAATTTTCAGGTATTTCTGAGGTGGGTTCGCATGACACCACACGGCCGACTGACATGTAGGCGCCGGTCGGGACGATCACATGCTCACCGCATTCGTGCGGGCAGATATAAGAGTATGGCTTAGACCATTGCCCCCGTTGGTTGAACACTACTCTAACAAGGTACACGGTACACCTCGCGAGATAAGAAATTCAGCGCCATCTGTGTCGTGCACAGCGCCATAGACTACTCTGGCAACACGTGCGCCAGCCATGAGCCGTGCGCAGTCCAGGCACGGAGACCAGTTGCAATACACAGTGGCACCAGTGGCGCCACCACCGTTCCTAGCCAGTTTCAAAAGCAGATGTTCCTCGGCGTGCAATACGGTTGGCTTTGTCACCAATCGACCCGAAGGATCTAGGAACTCGCATGTATTGTCTTCCCCTGGCAGTGTGCCGTTGTATGAGAAGTCAAGTATACTTTCACCCTTGACAGCCACTGCACCGACTTTTCGCTTTGTGGCGTAGGACTCTGCAGCTGCTGCGTTTGCAATACTCATGAAGAATCTGTCAGGGTCGCGCATCAGTGTGCCTCCAGCCAGTTGATTCCAATCTTCGCTTCACCATCCATAATACCGATCCCATACGCCTTTGGCGCCTCCTTGAATGCGTTTTTACCTATTTCAGCGGCTCGCGCAGCATGCTCTTCAGGCACCATGAAGTCAATTTCATCATGATAGTATATGAGCGGGATGTAAGGTATTTTGGCCTCTTCCAAGTCTCGCATTGTCATCGCCAGAGCGGCGCTGCACGTCGCCTTTTCGCAGGCTTGCAGAAGGTAGACGAGTAGTTTGTGAAACGAGTCCACGTAGATCCGATTCCCAGCGATTGATGGTATCCAGCCGAAGCCGGACTTCTTTGTGTTGCCAAAGAAACCTTCCAGTCGGGCGATGAGCGCCTGGAACCCTGGGACGGCTCTCACAAAACCGCTCTTCAGTTTATTGCCGTTCTCGGCATCGGCTCTACCGAATATGTACGTCCACAGCTTGGCGCCAGACGCGCCGAACAGAAAAGCGTATAGAACACGATTAGCCATAGCACGTGTAACAACAAAATCCGGCGGGACGCCAGCTATCGATCGTACCAACTCAGTCAAGATATCGGCATTGTATTGATGGATATCTCCATTCAGCAAAGTGTCGATAAACACTGGGTCGCCTAGATAGAAGGCGAGGGATCTGGCTTGGTTGCCAGAGGAATCGCACCCAATAATCCGCCAGCCGTCCAGGCATTTGAATATAGAGCGGAATTCCTTACCGTAGGCCGCATCCGGTGAGGGTATGTTTGCAATCACGGAGTGCCTCACTCGCATGGACGGTGTGCCGATCAGCATTGAGTCTCCGTGGAGACGGTCTCCGTCACCTATGGCGGCCAGCCATCCTTTCAATATACCATGCCTCGCACTGACCTTGGTGTACTCTCGGTATAAAGAGCCGTCCCCGCCCAGGAACTCCAGGGAGTCCTCTGTAATCTTCGGCGAGGTCTTTTCCATTTTACCGTCAGGGCGCCGACGTGTGTTCCACTCATCGGGCACCCAACCAGAGCGGTATAGAAAGAGCTTGACATCCTCGCTGTAGGAAAGCTTCAGAGGCGTTGCGATGACACGACTGTAAGCGCCGCGAATTGGCTTGTCGTACAAGGCCTCTTCTGGAGGTATATTGAGCCAGTTTGCAGCTGTTGCGTTGTACAGACCTTTACTGGTTATGCTGGTTGTTTTGACTTCGACTTCACCCTTGACCTTGTCTGGGTATTTAAATTTGAAGCCCAATTGTGGAAGCAGTCTGGCCTCGGCCTCAGCCAACTTGGCCTCAAGCTCGAAGTTGAGCGCTATCATAGCTCCTCTGTCAACAGGCCAGCCGTGGAGCTGCGCGCGCTGTTGCCATATCGCAGCTTTATGTTCGTTGTGCAGGAAGGTGCTGAGCGCGGGGTTCTCCGAACTAAAGTCCGTGTACTCGTTAAGTAGATACTCGTACACCTGCCTGCTCAGGTCGACGTCACGGTCGCAGTAACGTTCCATTTCATCAGAGTACTCTGAGAAGTCGTTAAACGCCAGCTTGGGGAATCCAAAGAATCGCCCCCATTCCTCCAAGCTGTGACCATCCATACCGAAACGGCGGTAGTCCTGTATCTGCGACATCAACAGAGTATCGTGAATCCGCATGTCACTGCGAATGCGGTAGCCGAACAGCTTTTCCAGTACCGCCAGGTCATAGCCGATTATGTTGTGGCCGGCGATTAGTTTCGCGTCATCGAACAGCGGCATCCATCCGAAGTCCCCCTCGCGGAAAGCAAACCTGTCGCGAGTATCAAGATCTTTGGCTATCAGCAAGTGCATTCGCGTGGCTTCAGGCAGAAGCCCGTTGCATTCGATATCGAAAACTAGGCGTCTCATATCGATTCGATGATCTTGTGAACTTGCTCCGCATCGGCTGGCAGCGTGCCATCTCGCATGAGTTGCAATAGGGTTGCTGTGATCACTAACGCGAACAGCTCGTCCCTGCGGTGCATCCGGTGCAGTGCAATGCAGGCGCCAATCTTCATCTGCACAGTTGACAGAGTGACGCAGTCGAGCGCATGCAGTATACGCGAAGTAGCCTCCAAGAGCTCTTCATCAGCGAGTCCGCGAATGCTGGTTCCCGAGGTTTCGCCGCCAGTAAGCAACACTGCAAAGCGATGATACCAGAGAGCTTTCGCGACTTCCTGCTCTTGCGAATCCTTGCGACCGCAGCGGTCGATGTACTTGTCGGCGAGCACCATCAGAGCGCCACGGATCTCTTGCGTGTCTAGCCCTGGTGAGAGGAGCCAGTTCTCGAGCCACTGTCGGTTCTGCGAGTCGAAGCCCTTGTGGTGGCTCGGGTTCACAGGGCTCTCGGAGCGGTAGGGACTTTGCTGCAAGTAGCGGTCCTCGTAGTACGTTTCAATGTCCTTTTCAGACATACTGGCATTACCTCCGTTATGACAGAAGTAGCTGCACATGAGAGATCTCAGAGCTCTCACGGGATCCGGGCAGGGCATCAATTTTCCATCCAAGTAAACCTCAGGGTTCTTGAATGCGGATATCGTGCCGAAGACCTCCGGCGCGAAGTAAGAAATGCCGTTTTCGATAACTTCGATCTTCATAATTTTAAAGCCCCTTTCGGGGCTCCCTTTAGAACGCGTTGGGCGGACGGTTTGTATTCACAGGCGGCGTGAACTGCACAGGTTGTTGAGTAAACCCGTTGTCTTCTGCTTCTGTGGCTTCAACAGTATACTCGGCGCTTTCGAACTCATTATCCGAGCTGCCCTCATAGGGTCTGAGCACCGTGACTTGGATACCCATCAGATACCAAGCGCGCTTCTGGCGACCGCCATGCTCGTAGTCGCGGTACAATAGCCGCAGGTTTCCGCGAGAACCATTCCCGATTGTGTTGGGGTTGAGGGGCTGGAGATTCCCTGTTACCACCTCAACAGGCTGTGCAGGTTCGCCGTCTTTCTTGAAAGCTCGTTTGGCGAGATTGCATCGGAAGAAGCCATCTGCAGGCGTTTTGCCATTTGGTATTTGGAACTTGACGGGGAGCCCCAGGGTCGCCCATTCAGTGTTCGTGGCGGGGTCTGTAGTGCGTATTTGAACCTCCCATTGGGGCTTGTTCGGATCCATCTTGCGGGATGGGCGGGCGGGGTCACATTTGACGAAATACAACTCTACGTTGTTCAGAAATACTTGTGCCATATAGGAAATTACAAAGGGGTGGGTTAAGATAACGGGCTCAGCTAATGCTATTCTTCGTCGCGGAAAATATCGTCCCACTCCTCTTTGGTTATGCCAGTAATGATGAACTCACGCTCATCAGGTGACAGATGTGGAAATGCGTCTTGCACCAATGCACCGGCCTCGTAAGCAGCCCATTGCTCTCCTGTTATTGGCAGCTCCATCGAGCGCGTGATGCCAGTAAACATGCTCGTCCGTTCGATCAGCATATTGTCTCCAGCTCCCAGGGTTTTGTGTAGAACCAAGCACTTGGCAGAAGCTTGCGATAACTCGCCGGCATCACGTACAGCGTATCATGCGCGCCCAGCACGAGATGGTTGTCATTCCACTGCACAACTTCCGGCCACGCCTCATTGGCGTCTTTAACAGCCGCCAGGTCGCCTGTGGCTATGTCCCACAGGCGCATGTCCTGCAGCTCGTCGGGGGACGAGATCTCCACCCATAATGCGGCTTCGAGCGCCTCAAAACCTTCAGGTGCTTTCTGTTTCACGGCATACCCTTTCAATTCGCGATAAATTTGTAGCGGCACCAAATAGACGTCACCGCCTGCGTTGTTTGTTATATAGCTCCACAGTACAAAGCCATCGATGATCTCGAAATAGTCCGGCACCTTGTCAAGATTAGGCACCGTCTCGTGAGGGCTTTCAATAAGTATGTAATCGCCTCCAAAATCCCCTTCTTCCGTACCTGGCGGTACCGGCAAGTATGCTGGCAGTTGCCCTTCTTTAAATATTTGCATAGCCGAATCTCCTTATCGAGCCGTTGACTCTCTCAGTATTAATTTCAGCGAGGTCGGACTCCCGCATTTCCAGCACCAGAACAGCACCTGTAGCTGGCATACAGAGTATCCAGTCGCCCATGACGAGGTATCTCACTAGGCCTTGCAGTCTTTGCAAGTATGCATCGCGGTAGCGCCTGTCTGCTATTAGCACGCAGCGCCCGTCGCGAAGATGAGCTGTGGCGCCAGGATACAGTCGTCGCAGCACACGCGCAAATTCAGGTTCATTTCGGCAGAAAATGTCAAAATTCTGATAACGCTTAAGCATGGTTCATATGAAACTAAATTCGGCGTCCAATATTTGCTTGATGTCGAGTGTTCCGAAAGATACGTTAGTTATGTCACCTCCAATATCGTTTAGTATTCTGGCTAGGGGGTCGTGTTCATAGAATCGCACGAATTGCTCGCGCACGGCCTTGAACAGCTTAGGCATGTCGGGCAGGAGACATCCGAATGAGTCATGAATTGTTGTTACAGGAAAGTCACAGGCGTTGACAGTCATGCACAAGTGTGCAGCATCAAAGCTGTGGATTATGTTAGGGCTAGCGCCGGTGCTTTGCTTGCCCCTGGACAGGATCTGCTCCTCTGGAAAAGTGAGTGCGATTTGCAGTGTGTTCTCGTAGTAGCCTGTGCTCTTCTTGTTACCGACTGGCGGCCCATATTGTATCCAGACTTTCTTCACGATCCCTTCTGTGTAGTGCTGTACAACAGTAGCGTTTGTGACAGGCACGGTCCAGGTCAGGAATCGCCTCTGAATTTCCGCTAATTTGCCAGCGGCCTCAAATACGCCAAGCAGGCGCATCTCTCTGGCCAGCGACGTCCGGCAGTCTTCATACACGAGTCGCCCCAAATGTGCACCCCAAGTTCGCTCGATATATCGCAACGCTGGGATGCCATGCTTCGGTGCATCTTCCAGCTGCTGCTGGCCTAGACCGTATGGGGTGCCGCCGTATGGCAGCGTCATCGTATTCCGCTTGACAAGCTTTCGTCGCTCCTTGCTGTCAGTGAACTGAAGCCAGTAGATGGGAGCGGCTTCTGAAAGCACTTTCGAGTTGGCCTGCCTAAAGTCCTTGTGCTCCAGATGGATTATCTGACGCAGCTCCTTGTCAGTGGCCTTACTAAGCGCTTCGTGCATACCCCGGACTTGCCCGATAACGGTTTTGCAGGCAATCAGCTGGTCCTTCGTGTAGTCCTTGGCCTGTGCGCTCAGCGCGCCCCAGACGTGAGTGCCGACATAACGATACAGGTCGCCTGGCAGTGGCTGCGGTACGAGATTCACGTGAGGAGCCACAATCTCGTCGCGGGTGAGCGCAGCGAGGTGTTGGCAGCCGTTGTTACTCATTGTGTTCGGGCAGGTTCGCGAGGCCTGCCCCGTTGTGGTGGCGAATTTCAAATATGCGTCCAGCTTTTACGCATTCGTATCGAATAGATGCAGCCGCATGTAACGCCAAAATAGTTACCTATCTCAGAGTTACCCAGCCCCATCGCAATCATTTCTCGTACAACATGTACGTCCTCTTCCGTCAGCTTTACAGCACGTCCTGCCGTACGCGCCTCGCCTACTTTATGCGCGCCTGTAGCAAAGCCCTCGCACATGTTCTGCGCTGCAGTAAGCCACCTCAGATTCACGCCACTCCATATGCTCTCCAATTGTCTGCCACCACAGCAGCTGCATATCCCTATGCAGATCAGACTATATCTTCACCCGCAGGTGTTGTGCGCTTCCAGCCGCTTGGCTGTACTCCTTTTCAGGATAGTCGTTAGCCCCGATTTAACTTGGGTCGGTATTACCTGTTCTAGGCGTCCACCGAGTTCACACAATTTAAGGACAGCCGTGTAACCGTCCAAATAAGCTTCGTAGCCTGTCAAGTAATCGAAATTGTTCAGGTCACCCTGCGCAACCTGCCATTCACGAAGATTGCGTAGCTCCATGCAACCTGCCAGAAATTGCCAAGGTGCATCCGCGTTCATCCAACCCTGGTTTTTTGTGGGGCTCGTTGCATAAGACAGCAATGTGCCCTCGTTTGCGACGGCCCACTCGATGCGATCAAGGACGGGGATCTTGTCGGTCTTGAGACCGTCAGGACGGCCGGCATCGCCTGCCCACAATGAGGCCAGGTATATTAGCAGCCACTGAAAACCCTCGGCACGCATATGCTTGCGCTCGTTCCGGTACAGCAGGCCTCTTGCGAAGTCACTACCCTGCTCGTGTAAGTATGCAGTGGCGGGGTACTTTCTGTATCTGAAATCCGATNGCGGCCGCTTGTATCTGATACTGCGATGTCGTCGACGAATC